ATGCCAAGGCTAACGCCTGACTTCACCAACTCTTGGAGAACCTTTCCGGAAGGGGTGTCGAGCACTTTAACTTTACCCATCACATCTTTATCTTGCCACCAAATCTTAGTAACAAGGTGAGAGGCATTCTTCAAATTGATCACTGAATCTTCTGGGTGGTCTAACTCACCAAGAGCACGACGGTCATTTACAAGTTTGCCATAGTTCTCGACCTCTTTCATGAGAACCTTATGAGGATAGATGCGGCCATTGCCATTGATGGCATCTGCCTTCTGCATGATGCCGGACAAAATCATACCGCCATCAGCCACGTATCTTTTCTCATCTTCAGTTAAAAGATCTTGGCATACACCGCCTTCGCATAGTTCGTAATATTCTCGTAAAAGTACTTTTCCCATTGTTAACGCCTTCGTTTCAAACTTCTTTTTCTTTCTGCGATGCCGGCGCGGCCGGCAGGGGAACCTGCTCCCAGTTGTGGCGCGCCGATCTGTTTTGGCTTTTCATCTGAGAGGCCCGCGGCTATTTGCTCTTGCTTTTCGGGGGGCCATGTTTCATTTACCATCTTGCCAAGAGTCATCAGAGCCTTGCCGGCGGCGAGAAAGAGTATTCCTCCAGTGGCGCGACTAACGACTCTTGCTAGTTTGATAAACAAACCGGCTTTGGCTTCAGGGGTTTTTGTGGCTCTTTCAAAGAATTTGGGCCACACGTCGACGCCCCAAAGAAACACCTCGCCCGTCGTTATCATCTTATCACCGATGCTGCCTTTGAAATCCTTCATCTCGATATCTTTCCACTGGACGTCGCCTGCGCCGGCGAAGATGCGTTTTGCTCCCGTTACCAAATCCTCGTCTTCTTCTTCCTCTCCCCGTTCCCATGCCTGTGAGGCCTCCTGTTCTGCAAGAAGCCCTGCAAGGTCATCAAGCGCTGCGGGAGAATATGTCTCGTCAAGGTGGATTCGAATTCTATCCTTCCTTTCTTTAAGAAGGCGAGCGCTAGTGGTCGGAGAAGGACCAACTACTCCTTCAAGCTCCTCTTTAATAATATCTTTTAATTGTGATTTTGTTATTTTCATTATGTTATTCCTTTATATCGCGGGCGCTACCCGCACGCATATGCAACCTTTCTTACAATTACGGACCGGTTGAAGCATCCACTTAATCGTCCAAATGCTCTGTTCCATGTTCAACTCCTATTTGAAATCCACTATCGCCAAATATCATATTCAGAATGTATGATGTGCCCGAGGAGAGCCAGCCTAAAATAAAAAAATTAGCAATAGTTACGTCAAAATTAAATAGTTCTGTAAACGGAGAAAGCAACATCAAAAACCATCCAACATGAAAACCCATACACATGGGACAAGTTGATAGTCTTTTGAGAAGGCCCCCTTTCGGCCTCAAGCGATCAAAAATCTTGCCATACACAAGAATCTGTGTGAGGCCATAGGATGCCAATATAAATGTTAAAAGTTCCATTCTTTTTCCCTAAATCGTATACATGTAATAAAGCGAATAAGGATCTCTCACCCATCCCTTGCGAATAGAACCCTTCTCGACTGCTTGTGGAACTTCACCAAGCTCCGTAGAATCTTCCTTGTCTGGGTGAATAAGTTCATCGTCGGTCATTGATATAATAGCCTCTGTACTTTCAAAGTACGGGCGCTCCTCATCAATAAATCTGGAAACATTGATGAGTGTCATTTTTGAAGTGTTCAACTTATCCGAATAGGCCTTCTCCATCGTTCCTTCCATTGAGCCATAAAAGGACCCCCCTTGAATTGACTCTGGAATTACTAACCCCTTCTTTCGCAAAAAAGCAAATAATCTATTTTGCGCGCCGTACACAAGATCTGTGATTGTCTCTTTAGGGAAAGCAAACACTTTGTTCTTGGATGCCGATAAAACAATGTCGATGTCTCCATGATCAAAAATCATAAGATCGCCATTCATACTTTTACGAATATCTAATTCCAAAGTAACAGACGGCGCGTTTGCCGCGTCACCGATTTTAACTTTTACTGCCATCGTTATAAATTTCCTTTACAAGCGCCTGTGTTCTCATAACAGTCATGAGAACTTCTTCGCTAATTGTTTCTTTAGAATAAGAATTTAACTTCTCGATAACTTGATTGGTTTTATTAAGCATTTCTCCGTCGCTTTTGATCTCGTCAACATCTTTTGCTTTTTCAAGTTTTGCCTTCAAGCGTGTGACTTCCTCATTGAGAAACATTTTTAGTTGGAGGGCGTTATCCATGAAGGAAGAAATATAATAGCCGAGTAATTCTTTTTGCTCATCCAAAAGCCCATCTGCATATTTTGAGTTGAACTTGTTAACAAATGTTTTATATACGACGTTATCGATAGGAGTTATAACTTTTTGTTCTGTCATCAATTCTCCCATGTTCCTGACAATCGCGTTCTCTAAAATAACTTGATCTTTTGGCGAGATCTTGTCCGAAAAAATCTGGGCGATGGTCGCCAGAGTCTTATAATTCGGAACAAAATTATTAAATGAGGCAGGAGACAGTTCTGTGTTGACGTCTCGAATTAGATCCGTCTGCTGTTTAAAAAGCCCCTCGGGATCAATTAGTCTTTTTTGTATCTTTACTTCTCTGAGAATTTTCTCACAAGTCAAGCGATCCAAATTTTGGTCCTCATACAAAGAACGATAGCATTCTAAATCTTTTCTAAGGAGCGAATCACCCTTAAAGTGCTTTTTGATAAGACGCACTGCTGCTTCTTTTCGCTGCGTATCATTTTTCATCGTTGCTACGGTTGCTTCTCTAATGAGAGCTTCATAGACAAATGCGCTATTTCGCTTCTTGTTGTGTTTGAACTTCATCGTCTTCCTCCGTTGATTTTTCGCCTATGTTTTCTAAACCTTTTAATAAAGTACGTACTGAGTCATTTATTTCAAACAACTTATCTTCCTCTGTTTGTTCTCTCAAACTATAAATAGATTCGCCTTCGGCAAAAACTCCGTTTGCAAGCGAACGCAACTCGGTAGCGCCCGGATAAGTGGTTCGATAAGTCCCCACTTCGGGTGTGGCTAACTTACTATAACTGCGGCTGCGAGCGCCGGCCGGGCGCTTGTCTGTTTTAACCGGGTGGTAAACTTTTCCTTTGGCTCCTGGCGTCAGACGCGGTGAATTTCGCGAGCCCGGAGGGGCTGCCAAGAGCGGCGACTCTTCGCCGGCACCAGCTTCTTCGCCTCCAGCCTCAGCTGCCGGCATCTCCTCGGGGGCGCCTAGCTCCTCTCCGCCAAGTCCCCCTCCGAGGTCGCCACCCAGATCGGCGCCCAGGCCGCCTCCAGTTTCTGCGGCCGCGGCCGCTTCCGCAACCTGCTGCAGCGCAGCATCGTGCTTACGATCATAATACATTTCGCGTTGACAACGCAAAAACTCTTCATGAGACATGCCAAAGATATTATCAGACACCCAGCGACGGGAAAAATAACCTTCCGTGGCTGCGGCTGCAATTTGAAACTTCTGGTTCCAATGCTCAATCTCTTGAAGCTCTGCTATCTTGGAGGGGTTGTTAAGGGCCAAGCTAAATCCTAGCAGGTCATCACCCCTAAACCCCAAAGTGTAAAGATGAATAATAGCAATCTTTGTAAGCTCCGCAATAACCACTCTTTGTAAACGCTGCACGGTTCTAGAAAAACGAATGTCCTTTTGTGCTAATGTAGTCTTGTCTTCTTCTGCGCCTTCGCCCATTGTCAAATATGACTGGGGGATTTTCAAAGCAGAGAACAACTTGTCCCGAAGATACTTAATATCGTCAATTTGGGTTATATTGGATGCACCCGCTAAAGACGTAATATCGGTAGCAGAGCCGGGACGAATAGGAATGAAATAGTCCTCTTCGATGCTCATTGGGTTGTAGCGCAAGTCGATGCGGCCGGTCTCTGGATTAACAATCGAGTGGCGCTTAAGCTGCGTAACAATCTTTTGCATGTATTGCTCCACGTCTTGTGGAGGAATGGCGCCTACGTCAATTTTAAACACGCGGCGTTCTGAGGAACGGATAACGCGGTACGCCATCATGGCATCCTCCATGAGCGTTAACTGGCGCCAGATTCGGCGGGAGGCCTCAAGGATGGACGTGCCGTAGGGAGCATACTTGTCGTTCCCTAAAATCCTGAAATGGGCAACCTGCCAGTTTTCAAACGTTAGGCCGGCGCTGTTCCATTGATATTGAACATAGTTCGGATTAGTGCTGTCTTGTCCTTCTAACCTCTCAACTTCTTGTGGCGGAAGCGCGATAACAGACTGAACTCCATACTTTTCATCGATATCCAAATACAAAAAGAAGTCGCCGTATTTGCACATCGTACGGCTCCATCCAAATAGATTGTATTGAAGGTTCAAAATGTTGTCAAAGAGGACTGCCAGGACCGCTCTAATCTCTTCGTTAGAGCACTTAATTCTAAGCATTGGCCGTAAGTCCGAGTATGTCGTCATTTCATCAGCATAAATATCTAACGAAGACGCCAACTCAGGCATATACTCCATTTGATCAAAATCAATATATCGTTCAGAGCGCCTTTGGTTCCCAATCGCATTATTGGCTAATACATCTAATGGATTGTAGAGGGTCTTTTTAAACTGCTGGCCAGAAGCAGTTTTGAATCTGGATGAAAATTTATCCAGATGTTGCCTTCTGATCTTACGGCCCGACTGAGAGCGGTAATTAATGATTGGACCTGAAAACAATCTAGTCAGAGCTTTGAATAAGCTTGACTCAGGGTTGGTTGAACTTTTTTTAACGGGCATTTGTTATCTCACTTTATAATCCACATAAATTCATCATATAAATTTTTGGCTTCTGACATTTTATCAAGAACGCTATCATCTTTGTAGCCCTCTTGTCCTTTAACTCTCGTATTAAATGTTGTCTTGGTGGTTATGATGGCGTCTATAAAGGCTTTTTGATAGTTTAAATCTCGCGCATTTGTCTGAATGGCAGTATCACGAACCCAACACGCAATGGCGAGCGCCATTATAAGGTCATCATTATAGCCTTTCATGGCTTGTGGTTTTCCATTCTTCCAAATAAATGTCTTCATTTCATTAATAGTGCGCATAGAATATACCTTAATTAGTTTATTTCTTATAAACTCTTCTAATTTCGCAACTATAAGGGGGCGCGTCTTCATTGAAGTTGTAAAACCGGGGACTGCGTTTGTACGATACTCCCCTTGATGTTGCTCTATATACTCGTGTGTAGATTTAATTGAGTAATACAAATTAGGATATTCATATTCAATTAATTTATCTAATACAGAAAAACCAATGTTGTTGTTCTCAACCACCATCATAGCATTTCCGAACTCTCTGCCAACTTGATTAAGCATATTGGCAAACATGTCGGGAGTAACCTTACCTTGGTACTCTCCAATGATTTCTAGAGTTTCAAGCTTGA